TACTGGCCGTCGCTTGCTGGTCTTGGCGAGCAGGCTATTCTGCGTAAGGAGATTTACGCAGTTGGTGATGTTGCGCAGGATGACCTCGTGTTTGGGTATCAGGAGCGTTGGCATGAATATCGGACACGGTATTCTGATGTGACTGGTCGGTTTCGGACGAACGTTCCGAACACGCTTGATGCGTGGCATCTTGCGCAGAATTTTGTGACGCCGCCGGTTCTTGGTCAGACGTTTATCGAGGATAATCCGCCTATGGCGCGAGTTCTTGCGGCCGGTGCTGAGGCCGCAAATCAGGATATTGAATATCTTGCCGATATTCTTATTCAGCGTGAGGCGGTTCGTCCGCTGCCGATGTTTGGTACGCCTGTGACGCTTGGGCGGTTTTAATGCCCGTTTTGCCAGTTTTAAAGGGCATTGGTTCTGCGATTGGTAAGATTGCTCCCGCCGTCCTAGATGTTTTTGGGCGGCGGCAGCAGAATCAAGCGCAGAGGGCGGAGGCACGAAGGGCCGAAGCGTTTGCTGAGCGGATGTCGAGTACAGCCGCTCAGCGGTCGCGGGCTGATTTTGAGGCGGCTGGTTTAAATCCAGCGTTGTCGTATGGTTATCAGGCGTCTTCGCCGGGTGGCGTTCAGGCGTCTATTGGTAATGAGTTGGGTACGGCAGTGTCGAGTGCGCAGGCTGCACGTTTGGCGTCGCAGCAGGTTCAGATGGTGCAAGAGCAGTTGTCAACGCAGAAGGCGGTGACGAGTAAGGCGCGCGCGGAAGCTGAGAGTTCTCAGTTACAGGCCGATAGGCAGCGCATGGAGCAGATGGTTTGGCGTGCCATTGGTAGTGGTCAGTCTGTTGATTTGTCGAGTCCGTTGGCTCGTAGTATAAAAGCGCAGTTTGAAGCGTCAGCGTTAGCGCCCGATTCCATCGCGGCGTCTAATTCTGCGCTTTCTGCGCAGGCTCGTGCGCAGGGTGTTACTGCTGATGTGCAGCAGTTTGAGCGTGATTTTTTGCAGCGTATGCAGACGGATAAGGGTAATGTTTCGAAGTTTTTGAATATGATTGTTCCCTTGATGAGGTTATTTAAGTAATGCCTTTTTCATTTGATGATATTGTTAAGGTAAGTAAGTTGTCTCAGGATATGGGCATTGTTTTTGACGAGAGTGAGGATATGACTCGTCAGGAGTTTAAGAAAGATTGTGATGTAAATCACATTTTGGCGCAGCACGGGTACGTGCCGCGCCCTGTGTTGTATGGTGAAGTTGATTTTAACGCGGATTTGACGCAGCAAATGCAGTCGAGAAGCGTTTTTCAGGCGTGGTATGATACCGCGCCTGTTTCGGTACGTGAAGCGTATCCGGATTTGGGCTCTTTTATGGCTGCAGTTGCCACGGGAGCCCTTAATACGGGGCGTGACCCATCGGAGGGTACCTCCGAGGGGTCCGACCCGTCAGCAAGCCCGCCAGAGGCGGGCGCGCTAGGTTAGCACGTATATACTATACTTGATAAATACGTGCTAACTGACAGCTTTTCACATTTTACCCAGAGGGTACGGCAATGCGACGGATGGGAGCTAGTAAGGGTCGGTCCGCGAAGCGGTTCAAGGCTCGTGCAGGAAAGACGATGGCGCTTAACCTTCGGTCGCCGCTGCGCGGCGGTTGGAGACTGTAAACGTGGCGTGCCATCATCCGTTTCGGATGTGGCGTCTTGATGGTAAGGTGAGCCTGAGGAGACCCCAGAACGATGACGCGCAAGCGATGGATTTGCCGTGTGGTGGCTGTCTGGGGTGTCGTATGGACCGTGCTCGTTCGTGGGCTATTCGTTGTAGTTTGGAGTTACAGGATCACGAGAAAGCGTGTTGGATTACGCTTACGTACTCCGACGAGAATTTGCCGGCGTATCGGTCCGTTAGGCGAGAGCATTTCTCCGGCTACATTAAGCGTTTACGAGCGCGTTTGTCACCTGAGAAGGTGCGATTTTTTGGTTGCGGAGAGTATGGCGAACGTGGTGGCAGACCTCATTACCACGCTATTTTGTATGGGGTTGACAAGGCAGAGGCCGCGATAGGTAAGGCGTGGGAGGCCGGCCATGTTGGTGTTCATACGTTGACCCCTCCCGCCATTCGCTATGTGGCGGGTTACTGTGCCAAGAAAGAAGGTTGGCACGGAGAGTTTCGGGAGGTGCTTGACAGAAACACGGGTGAGTTGTATGGTAGAGAAGCGCCGTTTTTGTTGATGTCTCGACGTCCAGGTATTGGCGGTGAGGCTCGGAAGCATTGGAAGAGTTGGTCTCGTTTTGCAGTAATGGACGGGACGAAGTATCCCGTGCCTCGGTATTTACACGAGGCGTTTAAAAACAACGCGGACCCCGCGTTGGTAGAGCAGGTCTCGTTTGAGAAGTGGAGTCATCGTCGGGTGAAGACGCAGGACGACCGGGACGCGTCCGAGGCGGTTGCCAAGGCGCGGTTATCACTTCAAGCCCATGGGAGGGCTTACGGATGATGCTTTACGCGATTCGCGACAAGGTGGCTGAGAGTATTGGGCAGCAAGTTTGGCTATTTAAGGCCGATGCTGCTGCCATTCGTTTTTTTCATGATGTGCTGTCGGATGGGAAGAGTTATCCTGCGAATCATCCGGACGATTATGAGCTTGTAAGTCTTGGTATGCTTGATGATGAGGGGAATTTTATGGGTTCCCCGACTGTTATTTTTTCTGGAACGCAGTGGAAGCAGGCGAAAGATGCTGCCGAAGCTGCTAAACTTGATGAGGCGATTGGCTAATGTCGTTCCAACTTCCTGCGCGTAAGCTTGCGAGTCAGCAAGATTCAGCGATGATTCAGCGGCCTGATGTGCCGCGGTCGAAGTTTATGGGGTCGTTTACTCGTAAAACGACTTTTAATGCAGGTTTGCTGATACCTTTTCTTCTAGATGAGGTATTGCCGGGCGATCATCTGAAGTATGATTGCACGGCGTATGTGCGTATGGCTACGCCGTATTTTCCGATGATGGATAATCAGCGGATTGATACGCATTTTTTCTTTATTCCAAATCGTATTATTTGGGCGAATTGGAAGCGGTTTATGGGCGAGCAGGCGTTTCCGGGCGAGTCCATTGATTTGACTGTGCCACAAGCGGAGTGCGATATGGGCGCTGCGGCATATGTCGGGTCTCTTGAAGATTATTTCGGGATTGGTAATCGTTCTGCGTTTCTGACGCAGCCGCGTGTGAGTCAGTTGCCGTTTCGGGCGTATAATAAGGTGTACACGGAGTGGTTTCGTGATGAGAACCTTATCGCGTCTCCGATTAATCCCGTGGATGATTCAAATCGTTATACTACCGCTTTTGGTGTGGCGGGTTTTCCGTTTCGGCGCGGAAAATCTCAGGATTATTTTACGAGTGCGCTTCCGTGGCCCCAGAAGTTTACGGCGCCGTCTATTCAGTCGGCGGTGAGTGGACTTGGTATTGCGTCTGCCGATTTGAATGTTGGTACTGGTCCGATTGCATCTGTTATTGATACGTTGTCGCAGCCGAATAACACTAGTTATTCGAATGCGTATGATGGTACGACGGTGCCGTATTGGATGAAGGCGACCGCTGCGGGTTATCCGCAGGTGTATGCAGAGGCGTCTGTGAATTCATTTCGGCAGGCGTTTCTTGTGCAGCAGTTGCTGGAGCGAGATGCTCGTGGGGGCACTCGTTATACCGAAATTGTTCGCAGTCATTTCGGTGTTATTTCGCCGGATGCTCGGTTGCAGCGTCCGGAGTATATTGGTGGTGGTTCAAGTGCGCTGAATGTCACGCCTGTTGCGCAGACAACTGGCGGTGCTGGTACTATTGGTGTTCTTGGTGCAGCCGCGACGTCGGTCGGGAAGCATAATGCGTCGTATGCGTCGACGGAGCATGGTTATATTCTTGGTTTGATTTCTGTACGTAGTGAGTTGTCGTATAATCAGGGTATTCCGCGTCATTTTTCGCGAAAGACCCGATACGATTATTACTGGCCGTCGCTTGCTGGTCTTGGCGAGCAGGCTATTCTGCGTAAGGAGATTT